CTGCTCTCCTTCGATGTAAGCCTGCATTTGCTCTAACTGCGAGGTCAATTCTGCAATCTGCGGGTCTTCTCCCATATTCACAAAACGCTCACCATCCTTGTACCCAAGTTGCCCAAATATTTCTTTAACAACTTCTGGAACATTTAGGCTTTCTGCAAAACCTGGAAGTTCGCCAAGCATCTGAATGCCTGATATCAAGTTCTGAACCTTTCTCAATGGGTCTGTAGCGCTAATCCCCACATTCACCTTAAGCAATACCTCATACTTAAGAAGATCGTCAACAGAACCTTGAAGCTCTTCATTAACCTGGGCGGCTGCATCTCCAGCTAATTCAAGAATGACCGCGTCAGTTTCATAATATTGTTCAAGCCTCATTAATTGCTTAAGTACACGCTCCACCCAAGTCTCTGAAAAAGTCCTCAAAACGTATTCAGTTACTGTTCCACTATTGCTTGCCATGAGAGACATGCCGCCAACAGTTTCATTAAGTGTTCTAGCGCCCTGAACAGTAGATGTTGAGAAATTGCCCTGTAACTCATCAAAGTCCATATTAATTCTATCTTGCTCGGCATAAGCGGAGCCAGTTACATCTCTTGTGTCGATAACCCGCACATCTTGATCCGGATCATCCATCTCAACAGCGCCGCCGGGAACAGATCTAAACAAAGCATCAAGATCAATATTTCTATCTCTTCGAATATGGTAACGCTTGTTCATTGCCAGCCTGACATTGTCGAACCGCTGGTTCCAAATATCATTAGCGGCTGCTTGCAGTTCCTGCGTTAACTCAACAGTTCCGGAAGGATAAATTCTGTGGGCCTCCACATTGGTATAACCCATTACATATGGACGCTCTCCATTTCTAAGCCAAGGATACATCTCCTGTAAAGGCTTAGGCTCTGTGAGCATAGCATCTACACTGGCCGTAAAATAACACCAGTCAATACCTTCCTTTTTTATGATGTTCTTATGGACCCATATAATTTTATATGAATCAATTTCCTGATATCCAGCATCGTTATCAAGGCGATCTTCTCTGGGCTCATCGCGAATAAGCCTAGTAGTGTTATCATCCTCATCATCGCCTGAAGCCAGAAGCTCTCCGACAGGAATATCTATCCACTCACCATCCTCCATTTTCTGACGAACATCTTGCACATACATAGGGATAAGTTGGATTACATAAGGACTGCTTTCTATAGGGTCAGACCAATGAGCAGCCGGATCAATCCGTAAATTTTCTGGAGAAATTAATTCTACAACTGGTTTATCTTTTATAGATGTCTTTTGCGTTGATACAACAGGATTACCTTCCTCGTCCATTACTGGCTTATTCTGAGAATCGACATTTATATAAGACTCTTCTTGCTCTTCATATTCCCAGTACTGATGACTTACGCAAACGCCTTGTACCGCTGCATCCTGTAGAGCGGCCGACATTGTCTGAAACCAAGGGATAGTATTAGTTAGCCTATACTGCATTATTGATTGAGATACAGATGCAGCAGCTACCTGCTCAAGGTCGTTTGGATTTCTTGGTAGCACACTTACCACATCTTCATTAGTAAAGAACGCTACAGCCATAGCTGATTGCAAATTTCTTACCGCAGTTCTGGTCTTGGGCCTAAAAAACCTGGAGCGTTTTTCATACGCCGCCGTAGTATACTTAGATCCGGGAGGATGCTGGCTATTAAATAAAGACAGGCTTTTTTCCCACTGCTCTCTAAGGTTGGAATCTACCCAATCGCTTGAATCACTATACGCCTCACGCGCAATACGTAACCAAAAGTTTTCTGCGATAGGTGCATCATCCTGCTCTACTGTTAGATTCTCTGAACCCTCTGTTGGGGGCTGTGGATTTACTCTACTCATTTAGAAAAGTCCCCATTAAGTTTTCCTTTAGCATCCATAGTTAAATCATTATATTTTGTGCTATCAAACCCTTCCCTCTTCTGCTTAAACCTTTCTAGTATTTCGCCTCCAGCCATAACAACCATTTTGTAATCATTATCTATCTTGTCAGCATGAAGAATAAAACCCCAGTTACCAGAAAGAAGCATTGATTTAACCCCCACAACACCATCTGTGACACTTACCGCCCACAACCATCCAGGATATTTTTCTTCTAATTTTTCAGCAACATTCTTTGCCAACATATGATCGTTTAATTTAAATATACTTGATCTTTCTATATCAAAAGACATTATTTTTTTCCCTTTATTCTCTTAGGAGGTGAATAAAAAACTTTATTACCGTTATTGAATACATAGGTTGGCACAGGCTGAGCAAGAGAAGGGTCTACTTTGTAGCACATTTCCGACCAGCTTAACTGCTTTTCTTTTTTTGTGTTGCTCATATCAGTGTTACTGTTGCTATAAATTTAGGATCAGTTACCATTGGAGAGATTGGGTCATAAGGTGTTCTCGCTTTACATTATCCATACTGTAGGTTTCCATGTGGGGTCTTTACGTATGACTCCAACGTCTTGACCAGTGATGGTAAATATTCCAGTCTCTGGATCATATGTATGTGTCTGCCCAACTAATGGAGCCATACCATAGGATGCCCATGTTCCGCTTACTGCCGCCCAAGTATCAGACGTTTCGTCCCATTTACTTAGACTAAAGGATAGGCTTCCTTCTGGTACTATCCTGAATACTCCTTTAGCAAATACAGGAGAACCGCCTGAGATAGATAGAGTTCCAACCCCTACAGATGGAGCGTAAGATACATCCATCGTAGGGACCAACCCCCCTATTGTTAGGGTTACATAACTTGGGTATTGTATATGCCCATGCTTTGATACAGGGATTTGTCCAGATAATGCTAGAGAAGAGGCGGCAGGATAGAATAGCTGATCATCCCATGCGTATGGAATAGTATTCCAGTTATATGTATTAGCCGCCCATGTGGACATTAGATATATCTAACGTGAAGTGCTTTCATGGCGCAGTAGGCCAATCAACATTGGTTACGTCATCTGCTGTTCTTAACCCTGCTGGTAGATTGCGTAGTGCTTGTCGGTAGTCGCGCCATTTAATGTCATCCTCGACAGTCAACGCTACGTCTGCCACCTGTGTCCAATCACTTGATGCGAGTAGTTGGTTGCGGCGTGAACGTAGTTCAGTCATAGCGCGGTCATAAGCGCCATTCGCCCATGCGGCTTCTTCCGCATCTCGCGCCGCTTCTTCTTCTGGTGTGAAATCAACTCTCACACCGTTGACCATTTTATGTCTTGCCATCTAAATTGCTCCTAAAATTAAGAAATACCGTACATCTGAATTACGCCATCAAAATTTCCGCTACTCATTTTGAAAGATATTTCGTCTATTGCAGTGGTGGTATTTATATAACCGGCAGTGTAAACATCCATCGAATAATCGGAGGAACGATAAAAACTGGAGCGTGTATAAAAGTGCTTAACGTAGGTAGTTGATGCCGGACTGTAAATGGTGAGTTCACCCGCCCCACATTCGTCAGCACCATTGCCCATCGTCCCCATAATTGATTGATACGATGTGCCTTGCGCTTGGTCGCCGCCAGTATGGTAATTTAACCCTGCTTCTGTATCTGCCTCGTTGTGCTTGGCATTAAAGTAAGTGGACGTAATTGTTTCGTTAAATCCAGTTTGACCAGATGCATTTACTTGGAATTGAAACTCTGCGCTATCCGTAGCCGGGTTCACATCCGTAAACACGAACATATACTCATCATAGGTACTGTCTATTCCAGATGTAATATCTATTGAAGAGGAATTACTTGCCGTACTTGTTGAAATCAGTGTTGGTATACCCATTAGCCAACTCCGTACATTTTTATAACTGCATCCATATTGCCTGATGCCATTTTGAATTGAACATCGTCTATTGCTGCTGTAATGTTGAAATAACCCGATGTAAAAATCTGCATAGTTTCATCATCCGATTTAGATGAATTAGATACTGAATAGAAATGCTTTACATAGGTTGTATTGGATGGATTGAATAAAAATAATTCTCCAGCGCAAGATTCATCTCCACCATTACCAAGAGATGCTGATGAAAGTTTCTGGAAAGATGTACCCTGCGCCTGATCCTGTCCAGTATCATAGGATATAGCACCCGCAGATTGAGTATCATCTTCACTGTGGTACGATTGAAAATATGTAGTTGTCATAGTTTCGTTATAACCAGACGCGCCCACAGCATTGGCTTGGAAGCCAAAAGAAGTGCCATCAGTTGCCGGATTCACATCATAAAACTTAAAGATATAAAGTTTGTATGTGCTGTCTATGCCAGTAGTAAAATCAGAAGTGGCAGCACCTGACGATGTATTAGTTGTTATCAAGTCCATTGCCATTACTTTACTCCCCACATCTTGATCGTGCCGTCGAAATTGCCTGATGACATCTTGAATTGGATGTCATCTATTGCTGTAGTAGTATTTATGTAACCCGCGATTTGATGTTCGCCAGCGGTAGGTGCATACTGCTGGGATACTGACCGGCTATAAAAATGCTTTACATAGGTGGTACTGGACGGATTAAATAAATGGAATTCCCCGGCTAGACTTTCATCCGCAGCATTTCCTATATTAATCGCTATATCCTGATAAGCCGTTCCTTGGGCTTGGTCAGAGCCGGTTAAATAACTTAATGCTGCACCGGAATCATCCTCTTGTTGATAGGTTCTAATTACAGTAGATGTAATAGTTTCATCATAACTGGTTGAATCTGTAGCATTACATTGGAATGTAAATTCTGTTTCATCTGTAGCGGCATTTATATTGTAAAACTTAAAAATATATTCCCCGTAAGTTGACGTAATTCCAGACGTAAAATCTAATGACGATGAATCAGAAGCAGTCTGCGTAGAAAGCAGAACTACATCTCCTGTACTGACTCCCGCTACGCCGAACAGAGTTGCTTTGTGTGCGCCTAGTGGCATTAGGACATATCCAGACCGGCGGCAAATCCGTACCAGATAGTTCCCGCGTCAATCGTGGTGAATGTGATTACATCAACACCAGAGGTTGTCAGGGTCGGTGCAGTGCCTCCCGCCCAATCTACTGCGCCGGGCCAGTTCACAGTCTGACTTCCACCGTTGGTCAGGATCAGTGTGAATGATCCCGCTGTACCTGTAGTTGGAGGATTGGAGAAGGTAAACGTGGTTGTGGACGTATCAACCGTACCCGTAACAACGTTGCCGGATTCAAGGTCAATATCCTGTGTGCCGCCGCCAATAGCACCGATAGCGTTTACTGTTTCTCCGTAGTCCTTTATCTCTGGACGCTGAACGATGTTATCTGCCATTTGGATAACATCAGCACCCACAGTAAATGTATCTCCGCCATCACCAAGCGTTACATCGGTTCCAGAACGTGGGGAAACTTTATTAACTTTTACTTCGCTCATTTAGGATACCTCGCTTTCACTTCTGCGCGTTTGGCTTGTAACGCCTCTAAGTCATCGTCGAGGATCGCGTGTACACATTCTTCGATGGATGGGTATTCTGCTTGGCGGAGTCGGGCGTATTCTTTGCTGTCGTATTCTGTTTGCCATTCTGCGTGAGCAGTTTCTATTTCGGCTTCGGTGGGTTGTGGTTGTACTGATTTCCACTCTGCTATATAGACACCAGCACCATCGTTCTGTAACTTGAAATCCCCATCCTTATCCTGATAGAGCGATTTGAATCCTAACTTTTGTAAACCTATTGATGTAATCATGTTATAGCCCTATCATTTTGTATGCTCCGAATAAACTTGCGCGGGCGTTTGCTCCCCAGATTTCTCCATCAGAACCAGAAGAAGTAGCCAAATAAGCAGAACAATCCACATAGTCAGCAGCGGATAAAGTAAGAATGCCAGCATTTGTATAAGAGCAATATTTACCGGGGTTATTCTGAAAATTGTTATAACCGCCTAAAGTAATAGCGCCGTTTACATTAATATAGGAATAAGCGTAATCCAGTGTTGTGACCGCATTTCCCTGAATCACCAGATGTGAATATACAAAATATTTCCCACCCTCTCCCGTTGGAACAGTAAATCGGTAATTGGTTGTATTGTCATAAGCGCTGTCGGTATCAAAATCTTCTGTATTGAACTGAACTGTTGTAGTAGTATCATAGGCTAATATTTGGGTTGCGCTCACGTACGCTTGAAACGCTGGCGTGTTATCTTCACCAAACCCTGTAGCAGTACCACTACTCGCATCAATCGTTCCGGCGATGCTGAGTGTCGCGCCTGATGGGATCGTGGTAGTGTCGCCCGAATCAGAAATCTGGAGTGCTGTCCCTGTTGCTGGGCTTAGTTTGTTGGCTTTGACTTCACTGCTCATTTCGGATACCTCGCCTTGATTTCTTCAACATGGTCAAGCCATGTGCGACTGCCGGTAACCGAATCGTGGTATTGCATATCCAGTTGATCGCCCAGTGGTGCGTATGCTGTTGCTCTGTTACGGGCGTATTCTTGGGAGTCGTGTTCTGCTTCATACTCAGCAGTCCATCTATCCTGATCGGCTTGTGAAGGTATCCCGCCGGGGAACTCCGTTATTACGCCATCCTTCGTCATCATCCCCGGTTGATGGTTGTGTTTCCATCCAATCACAATGCCTATGTTTGTCATACCTCAATCTCCGTTATCGTGATCCCAGATGACAAAACTCCACCCATCTGTCGAGTAGAAGCCGTCCCGTTGAAGGTTATTGTTCCCGCCTGATGACTGCCTAGCCTGACCTTAAAAGTGGTTTCGGATGTCGTTCCTGCGGTCATGTAATGTGAAAGACCGAAACTGTTGTTGTAACCTCCGGTA